CAAAAAAACTAGCTATATTTGATGCTTTTGAAATACTTAACCGTATTGAAGAAGAAAAGAATATGTTAGAAGATAAACCTAAAGAAAATAAAAAGCAAGCTAATTTTAAAGGTTTTGCTGAAAGAAGATCTAAGTAATGTATAATCAAACTTTATATAAAATACTAAATGATTATATAACTCCTAAAACTCTTAATAAATACAATAGGTTAAAAAAATGGGAGTATGGTTATAATGAACAACATGATATGGTTGTCATTAGTAAAGACGGTACAATAGGTGATATATATGAAATACAAAATCTTAAAATAGCTTTACCAAAAGCTAAGAATATTCATAAGTTTGAAAACAATAAATGGAATAAAACTGAATATCCTAAATCACTAAGTAAAATAAAAACGGTTTTTGATTGGAAACAATATCCACAAGACTTTAAAGAAAAATGGTATGACTACATTGATAATGAGTTTACCCGTAGGGAGGAAGGTTTTTGGTTTTATAACAAAGACATTTCTACTTATCTTACTGGTACTCACTACATGTACTTGCAGTGGTCTAAAATTGATGTCGGGGCACCAGACTTTAGGGAGTCAAATAGATTATTCTTTATTTTCTGGGAAGCTTGTAAAGCAGATACACGATCCTATGGGATGTGTTACCTTAAGAACAGGCGTTCCGGGTTTTCTTTCATGGCCTCAGGAGAGGTGGTTAACTTGGCAACCATATCAAGTGACAGTAGGTATGGTATACTATCAAAGTCCGGTCCTGATGCAAAGAAGATGTTCACAGATAAGGTGGTACCCATATCGGTTAATTATCCCTTCTTTTTCAAACCGACCCAGGACGGAATGGACAGGCCCAAGACCGAGCTTGCCTACCGTGTCCCAGCCAGCAAGTTTACCCGTCGTAAACTTACCGCCGCAGCAGCCGACGACGAAGCCTTACAAGATCTCAAGGGACTTGACACCACGATCGACTGGAAGAATACCGGTGACAACTCCTATGATGGGGAGAAACTCAAACTCCTCGTACATGATGAATCGGGGAAGTGGGAAAAACCCAACAACATCCTCAACAACTGGAGGGTTACGAAAACCACATTAAGGTTAGGTAGTAGAGTTATTGGTAAGTGTATGATGGGATCAACATCAAACGCGTTGGACAAAGGGGGTAGAAACTTTAAAAAATTATATGATGACTCAGATGTCACTAAGAGAAACAGCAACGGACAGACTCGCTCAGGATTATATAGTTTGTTCATACCTATGGAATGGAACTACGAAGGATACATTGATTCTTATGGCATACCTGTATTCGATACACCAAAAAAATCCATTAAAGGACCTGATGGTGGAAAAATAAATTTAGGTGTAATAGAGTATTGGAATAATGAAGTTGAAGGTTTAAAAGACGATCAAGACGGTTTAAATGAATTTTATAGACAGTTTCCACGTACAACTAAACATGCTTTTAGAGATGAGTCAAAACAATCTTTATTTAATCTAACTAAGATTTATGAACAAATAGATTTTAATGAAGATTTAAAAAATAGTATAGGTGTTACAAAAGGTAGTTTTCAGTGGGAAAATTCAGAGCAAGATACTAAAGTAATATTTATACCAAACAAACAAGGTAGGTTTTTAATATCATGGATACCAGATATTCAAGTTCAAAATAGAAGATATATTAAAAACGGAGTAAACTACCCAGGTAACGAACATATGGGAGCATTTGGTTGTGACCCTTATGATATATCAGGAACTGTAGATAAAAGAGGATCAAACGGATCTTTACACGGTTTGACTAAGTTTAGTATGGAGAATGCTCCACCTAATCATTTCTTTTTAGAATATATAGCTAGACCACAAACAGCAGAAATATTCTTTGAAGATGTACTTATGGCTTGTGTATTTTACGGTATGCCAATACTTGCAGAGAACAATAAACCTAGATTACTTTATTATTTTAAACGTAGAGGTTATAGAGGTTATGCAATGAATAGACCTGATAAAAAAAGAAATAAATTATCTGTAACAGAAAGAGAAATAGGTGGAATACCTAATTCTAGTGAAGATATAAAACAAGCTCACGCAGCTGCTATTGAAACATATGTAGAACATTATGTTGGTTTAAAAGAAACTGGATATGGTGATATGTATTTTCAAAGAACACTAGAAGACTGGGCAAAATTTAATATAAACAACAGAACAACACATGATGCTTCGATAAGTTCAGGTTTAGCTTTAATGGCTTGCAATAAACATAGATATGCACCAAATGTTAAACGAACAATAAAATCTGTTGATTTAGGTATAAAAAGATACAACAACAAAGGAACGACATCAAAAATTATAAGTTAAATGAATATATATAGTAATACTAATAGTCCTTTTCCAAGCCAGGTAGTGAGCGATGCAGAGAAAGCTAGTTTAGAGTATGGAACGCAAGTTGCTCAAGCTATTGAACAGGAGTGGTTTTCACAAGGTAGGACTAGTGGTAATAGATACTTAACTAACTGGAATAACTTTCACCAGCTAAGATTATATGCTAGAGGTGAGCAGTCAATACAAAAGTATAAAGACGAATTAGCTATTAATGGTGATTTATCTTATTTAAATTTAGACTGGAAACCTGTTCCTATTTTATCTAAATTTGTTGACATAGTTGTAAACGGTATATCTTCTAAAACTTATGATATAAAAGCTTACGCTCAAGATCCAGGTTCTATAAAGAAAAGAACCGAGTATGCTTCAAAAATTTACGAAGACATGTTATCTCAAGAATACTTAGATAACTTAAAACAAACTTTAGGTATTGATTTATATCAAACACCTAGTACAACAGTTGTTCCAGAAACACCAGAAGAACTAGAGCTGCATATGCAATTATCATATAAGCAAAGTGTAGAAATAGCAGAAGAAGAAGCTATTTCATCTGTACTTGCTCAAAACAAATATGATTTAACTAAACGTAGATTAAACATGGACTTAGCTGTTTGTGGTATTGCAGCTGCTAAAACTAATTTTAATACAGCTGAAGGTATTACTGTAGATTACGTGGATCCAGCTTATATGGTTTATTCTTACACAGAAGATCCAAATTTTGAAGATATATACTATGTTGGTGAATTAAAAGCTATTACAATACCAGAACTTAAAAAAGAGTTTCCAGGTATAACTGAAGAAGAATTAAAAAGAATACAAGCAATGCCTGGTAATAGATCTTATATTACAGGTTGGGGTGATTATGATGCTAATACAGTACAAGTTTTATATTTTGATTATAAAACATATCACAACCAAGTATTTAAAATAAAACAAACAGATCAAGGATTAATGAAAGCTATTGAAAAGCCAGATACATTTAATCCACCAGAAAATGATAATTTTGAAAGAGTATCAAGATCTATAGAAGTTTTATATAGTGGCGCTAAAGTTTTAGGAACTAATACAATGTTAAAATGGGAACTAGCTGAAAACATGTCTAGACCACTAGCTGATACTACTAAAGTAAAAATGAATTATGCTATTTGCGCGCCTAGAATTTACAAAGGTAGAATAGAATCTATTGTTGGTAAGTGTATAGGTTTTGCAGATATGATTCAATTAACGCATTTAAAACTACAACAAGTAATATCACGTGTAGTTCCAGATGGTGTATATTTAGATATGGATGGACTTGCTGAAGTTGATCTTGGTAACGGTACAAATTATAATCCTGCTGAAGCATTAAACATGTATTTTCAAACTGGTAGTATTGTAGGTAGATCGCTTACACAAGAAGGTGATATGAATCCTGGTAAAGTACCAATACAAGAATTACAATCAGGTAGTGGTCAAGCTAAAATACAAGCATTAATAAGTACGTACCAATACTATTTACAAATGATACGTGATGTGACGGGATTAAATGAAGCTAGAGATGGTAGTTTACCTGATCGTAACACGCTTGTAGGATTACAGAAGTTAGCCGCTAACGCATCTAATGTAGCTACAAGACATATTGTACAGTCTAGTTTATTTTTAACTCTTAAGCT